TTCGCAGCCGTCGCAGCCGACCCCACCGCCAAATAAAACACTCTGTCCGAACCATCCGTGTTGCAGATAGCGAACTGCTTGATAACCCACACCCTTGCCGAAGGCACAGCCGAACCAACCGAAGCATTAGCGTTCGTCAAAGCAACCGGCCCGACAAGCCGTTTCTCAGTCCTGTCGCCTACAGCCATGTCATGCTCCTACATCTGTCGTGATAATCGCCGTGAACTTCGAGTCGTTCATCGGGTCGGTGGATGCTGTCGTGTTCACCCATTTGCTCAGGGTTTGATTGTACACAAGGGCCTGACCCGTCAACGGGGACGAGATAGCGACATCGGTAGCAGCAGACAAAGTGGTGAAACCTTGCGGTCCCTGCGGGCCTTGGGCACCAGTAGCACCAGTCGAACCTTGGGGACCTGTAGCACCTTGAGGGCCGATATCTCCTTGTGGTCCCTGAGGACCTGTTGCACCCTGAGGTCCCTGCGCCCCCTGCGGGCCGATGTCACCCTGAGGACCCTGCGAACCAGTAGCACCCTGCGCTCCCTGCGGGCCAGTAGCACCCTGTGCACCTTGCGGGCCTTGGGCACCGATAGCCGAGATGACAAACAGCATCGGCTGGTTGTTCGGGAAACTGTACGTCGAAGTAACGAGCGTGACGGGAATCTCGATGTAGTCAACCTGCACGACAGGGGCCGACGAGACAGTCCATTTCTGGTAGTTCGTGTGCAGAGACTTGTCTTGGAGAATGATTGTGTCGTTGGCTTTGATTGTCGCCAAGAAGATGTCAATGTCGTAGCCGTCTTGGTCGGTGTGGCTGACGTTGATTTGTGTTGCGGCAGATTGGGTGGCGCTGTTCCAGATGATGAACCCAGACAGCGGGTCGCCGCCGATGAGCGACGTTTTGGCTAGGTAGTCGTAGAAACTTGCCGACTGCCCATCCGAACCTTGCGGGCCTTGCGCTCCTGTTGTTCCTTGTGGGCCTTGTACACCTTGAGGTCCTTGGGGGCCGGTAGCGCCTTGAGGCCCCACATCACCTTGCGGGCCTTGTGCCCCCTGCGGGCCTTGCGTACCTTGCGGGCCTTGCGCTCCTTGGGGTCCGATGTCGCCTTGTGCGCCTGTTGCTCCGGTAGAACCTTGCGGGCCGGTCAAACCTTGCGGGCCGATATCTCCCTGCGCCCCCTGAGGTCCCTGAGCGCCGGTAGAACCCTGTGGCCCTGTCGAACCCTGCGCACCCTGGGGTCCTTGTGTACCTTGCGTACCTTGCGTACCTTGTGGACCCTGCGTACCTTGTGCGCCCTGAGGCCCCTGAGCGCCCTGAGCGCCCGTGAAACCCTGCGAGCCGGTAGCACCAGTAGCGCCCTGCGGTCCCTGCACACCCTGAGGCCCCGTGTTCTCAGACGCAATAATCGTAACCTTCGTACCAACCTCAACCGGAACAGCAGGGTCAGCCAAAGAAACCAAATAGGTGTTGCCAGTTTTCGTGAGGGTAACTGGTTCGCTTTCGACAGCGACAACCACCTGAGTAGTGGTCATGCTACAGCCTCGTTACATCGGCAAGAACGGTGACAGTCCCAGCAAGAATCGTGGAAACCGTGCTGCCAGCCGTTTCCTGCAAGTCCCAATACAGGTAGCCTGGGTCAAGGTCAGCGGTGTCCGTAGCAGAAAACGTGACACGCATCTCGCCTGCTGCGCCGTCCACAATCGTGCAAGTACCCGTAATGGCGATAGCAGCAATGTCGGGGGTGGTACGCATCTGCGAGGCATAGGTGCGGCCCGTGATATTGATAGGGGTAGACCCATCGGTGGTGAGGGTCACGTCGACAATCTCGGTGTCACCACGAACGATAGTCAAGTCTTGTTTAGCGGGAGCAGCCATATCTCTAGTACCTTACCACTTTACTTTGTCAGCCCAGTAAGCCGCAGACATCTTGCCCTTGGCGATGTTCGAAGCGTGGCGGGCCTTGAACGATTCACGACGCTTCCGGTACGCCTCAGATTCCCCAGCCTTCTTCGGGGAACCAGACACACCCTGCTGACCGAAACGAATCAACTTCACCTTGCTGCCCTCCTTGGCTAAGACAGCATGAGATTTGTTGGCGTTCGGTGTCCGTTTCGGCTTGTTGTAACCGGCGAACTTTTCGCCCCGATATTCGATAGTCATAGAACCTCCAAAGCTCCTGACCCTGATAATACTTCAAAAACCCCGAGCGGAACTTTGCCTTCCTCCCCCGTTTTGAACCGATACGTTTCTTTCCCGACAGTCGCATTCACGGTCCGCAACGCTTTCACCCGGACATCCACCTCCGGCAACACCCACTCGTCGGTGTCCAAAACGTCGCCTTTAGGTACCGCTGCGACAAGTTTCTTGGTTGAAGCCGTCCACGAAAACTGTTGAACCCCGCTCGGCACCGTTAGCCGGTCCGTGTAGTGGCGCATCATCTGTTCCTCCAACTCGGCAAGGCTAGGTTCATCCCAGTGACCGCAAGTTTCTGCCCTAGATTTTCTGCACCCGACCACACCTGTAGCTAGATGCGCAAACTGTTTCTGACCGGTGCTAGCCGAAACGATAGTGGGGATGCCCATAGAGATAGCTTGGAGAGGCATCAACCCGAACCCTTCGCCTCGGGCTGGGGCTACAAAACAGTCAGCTTGGGCGTACCAGTCCCGTTGTTCGGTGCGGGTCATCCAGTTCCGGTTCACAAAAATGTTGTCCCCCAGCCGGCCTGTCGGGGCGTCAAATGCGTGGGGTGCCGCTTTGATATGTAGTTCGGCGTCAGCCAACCGCAGGTTTTTGAACGCTTGCACAACCACATCTAAGCCTTTACGCTTCCACAAAGACCCCCCAGCATGGAACCGATACGGCCCTGGTTGTTTCGGTTGGGCGCACCAAAACTTTGTGTCCACCCCCAACGGGACATGGCGGACAACCGGATGGTACGGGCTGAACAGTTCAACATTGTCTTCGCATGGGACAAGGATTTGGTCAAACTGGTTGAGCCACGGTTTGAACCGGTCCGGCATCGTGTCTGTTTCCCACATCGTAAACAGGACTCGGTGGGCGTCACGCCACCACCCTTTCACCGCTTCCGGCACCTGCATATGCACCGACACAGAAGCCTTGTCTGTAAACACAACCGTTTTCGGTGCAGCGGTTTTGAAACCGTCCAGCATCGAACCGTAGCCAAGTTTCGGGTCGTTGTGCCCGACCCAGTTTTGGTGGTTCATTCGACCGGTGTCGGGGTTGCTACCGGTGCGCCCTCTATCTGCCACCGTTCAGTAGCTCGGGACTCCAACAGCGCCGAACCATCTATCTGTCTCGGTTGCAACCCTTGCTGGCGGAGACGTTTATAGGCTGGCATGTCTTTCCCCCAGCCTTTCTCCCGCTGGTTTACCTCAGCAACCTTCGCCCCACGGGTGGTTGTCGTGTTGAACCCCATACGGACACCAGCCACCTTGCACCCGAAACAGCCGTCAACGTCAAGGCTGGGATGCACTTCTGCGTGTTTCATATTGTCAAACCCCTACGTTTCTGCGTGTCACTCAATGTAGTCGCCGTAGCCCGCGGCGATAAGGTCCGCTTCCTCTTGGGCGGTCAACTCATGGATATGCCCGCCGTGGTAGGTGTGGGCGATAGTTGAAGGGTCGCTCGGTTCCGATTCCTGAAACGAGCCGTCCGTCATTTTGAACACGTTCCGGCCCCGAGGCCAGCCGTTCAAATACGAAAAAATGCCTTCCCCCGAACCATCATCAAAAGTTACGAAAGGGTCTGTGGGTGGGCGAAAAACAGCCATGTGCAGATAATAACAAAAACCCCCCGAAACAGTAAGTGACGAGGGGTTTTTATTACCAGTTGGACCGTAGTTCTCCAACAACGTCCGATGGCACCATAAAGCAAAAGCCCCCTCCGACGCAAGTCGGAGAGGGCAATGCTTCCTTGTCGGTAGGACTAGGCGTTGGTGCCGATGCTGGATGCCGACTCGATGCGGCGCAGGGCTTCCTGACGGAACACGCCGTAGCCGACGAAGTGCTTCCAACCAACCGGGCGGAAACGCTTCAGCAAGTCGGTGACGGTGCCGTACACGATGGTCGGCTGTGCGCCGTACTCGCCGCCGAGCGACACGCCCTTGGCAAGAGCCTGACGGCCCATGATGAGGGTGCCGTAGACGTCAATCGTGCCGGACGAACCGGAGTTGTTGGATGCGTCCACAAACTTCGGGGCACGGGACGACTCCATGAAGCGGACTCCTTCAAACATTCCGATTTCACCGTTGTAGATGCCTTCGGGGTTGACGTAGTTCGCCGGGGTACGCCATGCGGCGGCGTCGGTGTTGCTACGGAAGTCGTAGGACACATCCGGGTGGATGAAGCCGACGTACGAACCGCCGAGGGTGGGGACGTTTGCGCCACGGAGCTGGGCCACAACACGACGAACATCGTTCGCCACCAACAGGTCGTCGGTGTTGATTGTGGTACGGCTCGACGGGTCGGTTGCACCGCCCGTAGCGTAAATCACGTTGTCACCGGCCTGAAGCACGTTGCGGCAAATCGAGTCAATCGAGATACCGGCGTTGTATCCGACAGCGTTCGCAGCCACCGGGTCAACCGGCAGGAACGACGAGGCACGGAGCTTGGCGGTGGTGACCGTAGCGTTACCGTATTCACGCAGGGTGACCGTCACCTGCGAGTCGCTCATGGCGACAGGGGTGACATCCTCAGCCTCACCGAGTTCGGTGGTGGCTTCAGCAAGGTCTGCGAAAATGGTGAACTTGATGGATGCGCCAGGGTTGGTGGCGTTGGTTGCCTGAACGTCTGCGAACTGGTCGTAGTACATTTCGGGGCGAAGGGCGAAGTACGCAAGTTTCTCAAACGCAATCTGGTCGGTTGAGAGGTTTGCGGTGCCGGTTTCTGCTGCGTAATAATCAGCCATTGGGGTGTTCTCCTATTCAGAGGTTGTTGAGGTCTAATCCTTGTGCTTGTGCCTCTGCAAAAATCGCAATAAGTTCCGATTCGGAGTTAGCTTCGTTGATTCGAGCAGCCCAAGACGGGGGCGGTGGGGCGGTTTCGCTTCCGGCAGCAATCCTGTTGGTTGTCTGCCAGCCTTGCCTGTCGCTGTCCATCACCGTTGTTTGGGGTGTAATCAACTGTGCTTCTTCGCCAGCTGCTCTGATTGCTTCCGGGGTGAGTTCACCGTCGTAGCCTTTGACAAAATATTTTGCCATCGGGTTATCCAAGTTGATTCCGGCTTTCACGAAAGCAAGCTCTTTAGCAGCCTGCTGTGTTTCGGCTAGAACCTTCTTGTATTCACGGTTCTCTTTCTCCAGTTGCTTCATCCTCGCCCGCATGGGGTTGGTTTCAGTTTGCTGGTCGTCGTCTTCCGAATCGAAATCCTCGAAATTTGACATATGGCACTCTCCGTTTCTGCCCACACCCAAGCGGAGGACTCGGGTGGCTGCTTTGTTGGTTACACCCCGATATGTACGCCACGGTTACGGGGGCTACCCGTGGGTTCCGGCACTCGGCCTCAGAAAGTTACAGTAATGGAACGTCTGTGTTTTGTCAACCACTTACCGTGGTTATTGTGCGGCGGTTCCCAAACCTGAGATGCCGTACTGGTTGACTTGGGAGAATCCGCCACCGGTTTCGAATGCGGCTTGGCGTTGGCGTCGGCGTTGGGCGATGCGTTGCGCTGCCGCAGCAGATGTGCCGAATGTGCCCGCAATCTGTTCCTCGGTGCTAATCGCCTGCTCACCGGCCATCTGTCCTTGGAACAGTCCTTGCTGTTCGCTGATAGCGCCGAACCCTTCACGGGCTGCAGCGGTGGAGATTCCTGCCTGTTGCAACGCTTCAGCCTGGGCTGTGGTGAGTTGCATGTCTGCGACACGGCGGGCTTCAGCGGCGAGCTGGGCGGATTCCATTTGGCTGGTGAGTTGGGCTTCCATCCGTACAGGGTCCAAAAAGTAGGCTGCAAGAGTGCCGTCGTCCACCCCGTACAGTTCTTTGAACTGGCGACGAATCTCGGGGTCGGCGTTGCGTACCGCTGAATAGCCTTGGTTGATTCGACGCTGGACTTCAGCGACCGATACGTTGCGGGCGATGAGGTTCTGCAAATCTGTTTGGGGGTCGTCGTAGAAACCTGCGGGCAGGTTCGCAGCTTGCATAGCGGTGATGTAGCCGTTCTCCAGCCCTAGGATTTCGGAGAGTGGCAACGGTTGTAGACCTGCTTGTTTGCGGGTGACGTTCGCTGGGAAGCGGGTTTTGAGGTAGGTGGATTCGGAGAGGACCACACCAACATCGTCTAGGAAACTGCCCGAGTTTTCGTTGAGCCGACCGTCCGCTATCGCTGTCGCTATCTCGGATGCGAAGGTGGCGTCCCCGATACCGAACCCACGAAGGCCGGTGAGGATGCGGTTGGTGAGGGTGTCGTTTGGGTCGGTGATAGCAGCAGGCAGGTTTTGGTCGCCTGGGGCGGGGGTGGTTGGTTCAAAAGACGGTTCTACAGGGGGCAGGGCAGGGTTTATTGGTTGTGCAACAGGCTGTCCTGTGACCTGTGCCACAACATCTGCTGGGAGCATATCCCAGTTGACATCGGTGACACCGGTGCTTGGGGATGGTTGTGTTACTCGGCGTCGTGCGGCGGCCATCAGAATCCTCTCTGGAACTGCTGAACAATATTGGTGGCGATGCGTGACCCGATTTCACGGGCCTGCTCGGTACGTTCCCAACCATACCTTTTGTCTGTTCTCAACAGTTTTGCCCATTCGCCGGTTGTCAACATGCGCTTAGTGGAACCATCCGTGTAGGCGAGCGCAACCTCAAAATCGGGGCTGGTCATGTCAATGTCGTTTTCGTTGCGTTCCAACAATCCTGCCGCAGTCTTCTTGTAGTCAGCAGACAAATCTTCCAAGGTTTGACCGGCGTCGATAGCCGCCGACAGATGGCTGTATTTCAGTTTTGTTGATTCACGCAGACTGGCAAGAACGTCTTCCTCAGTCAAAGCCCCGGTGAGGACACGTTGAATCTTGTCTTCGGGGAGTGTCGTAAAATACGATTTAGCGGCGTTTTGGTAACGCAGATACGGTGCGGTTTTGCGAATCTGTTCAACCGCTTTTTGGTTGATGTACTGGTTGTTGAGTCCTTTAGCAAAAATCTCTTTATAGGCTTCCTGCCCGAGTTGGTCGCCGGACCAGCCTTGGCCGACTGCACGGGTCACAAACTTGGAGAGGCTCCCAGCGTCCCAGTCGAGTGTCCCAACTGTGTCACGGATTTCTTGAATCTTGTTGGACGACTGGATTTCACGGTACCAGGATGTCGCTGCGAACTCTGTTTGGAAACGGTCCGCCGTGTAACCTGTCTTCGGGTCTACAGCCTTGTTGAAAAGGTTGAATACGTCAGCATATTTGGTGCGGTCCAACTCGGTGAACATCCACGCATACTGCGGATATTGGGTTTGGAAGGTTTGTTCCCATCGAGCGGTTTTGGCGGCTTGGCGTTCCTGCTGGGCGGTTTGGCGAGCCTTCCGGCGTTTCTCTGTCTCGGCTTTTTTGGCGGCTTCAGCCTCCTTTTTTTGCCGAGCCGCAGCATCCCGAGAAGATTTTTCTTGGGCTGTTTTATCTGCTTGGGAAACAAGCATCTGTTCACGGGGGTCAAGTGCCGGTCCTGTATCGCTCATTGTGCCAAACCTTTAATCATTTGGTCCATAGTACCCGCAAACGTCGCAGCGTTCTGCACCCGCAGTTCTTCTTGGAAACGTTCCTCAATCTGCTTCTCCGCAGACAACCCGACATCTGCCGGTTGCATGAGAGTCCCGCCTGACTGGGTAGCCAACTGTTGCTGGAATGTGGCCTGCTGGGTTTGGATGGTGCGAACGAACTGTTCCGCAACATTGTCGGGGAGTTTGCGCCCCAACATGTTTTGGGCTGTCTTGTTGAACACGGCTCGAATCTCGTCGGTGTTTGTGACCTGCCGTGGCGGTTTGCGACCAACCCCTTGCAGAAGGTCGGGGCGTTTCGCAAAGTCCCGCTCATAATCGATAAGAGCAGATTTGAAATCTTTCTTTTTATAGTTTGCATACCATAGAAGGCTGGAAAAAGCAGAGATATCTGCGGGGTTGAAACCGTTCCCTCTAGAAGACCCGCCGTACTGTCCGGCTTCGTACAGTTTTTTCAAGACGTTCTCCCGTTCCACAGGTTTCAGTCTCAACAGTTCGGCCCGGACCTTTTCTTCGTCGTTCGGGTCATACAAATCGTTGTTTCCTGCAGCGTCCACGTTTGCTTGGAAAGCGGCAGAGATTCGTTCATTTTTTTGTTGCGGGGTGAGCGCATCCCAATCTTGTCCACGGAGCCATTCAGCGCCGTCAAACACCCATTCGCCACCCTTGTATTCAAGGCGGGTGCCTGCCGGACGGTTTGCGGGTAGGGCGTCTACTTCTTCAATGTTTTTTTCTGCCATCAGCGGTCCAGTTCTCTAGAAAGTACACGTTCCCAAAGACGTTCAAACTCTGGGTATTCTTCAATAATAATGTTTGCTGAAGCCCGCAAAAGGTTGCGGTATTCAAGGTTCTTTTTAGCACCCAAACCTTGACCGGTTGATTCAACCTGCGCCAAGACGTTGGTCCGCTGTTGCAGATAGAGGCGGGTGCCTTCCGCTACAGGGTTGCCGTCCATGCTTGATACGAAAGCAGCGCTGTATAAAGCCTCAATTTGGTTGGGTAGTTTGTTGGGGTTGAAAGGATACGATTTTGCCCCAGGGTAATCGGATTCGAGGGCTTTACGGTATGCGTCTAGTTCTTCTTCTTGCTCAGGGGTCGGGTTGTCTCCGATGAGCTTGTTGGCGAGACGCATCTGCGCACCAACCACATAGTATTGGGCTGCGTTAAACGATGCCTTGTTAGTTTCTCGGCGGCGCATACCTTTACCGATTTGGCCGGTGTAGACAAAATAGTCAAAGCCGGTTCCGACAGGGGCGAAATATGATGCGACGTTCGGGAACTCTCGAAGAAAATCGGGGTTGTCTCGTTCCCATGAACCGAAGTCGGCGCTGGTGCCCAATGCTTCAAACTCTCCGGTAGAAGTTTTGCGAGCGAGATATGCCCAAAAGTCGTCTCCGTATGTGTCCAAGAACCGCAAGATTGCAGAATCATAATCTTCCAACTGCCAACGACGAAGGTCTGCGATGGCTTGGTTGATGTAGACATCGCCGTCCATCACCTTGGTTTTGAACTCTGAACTTGGGCGGGAAGGACCGGTGAACTGGCCTGCTGCACGAATAACCGTCAACCAGCGGGCCTTGTAGTTGGTGTCTTCCTCCAACTGTTTCATGGATTCAAAGTTGTTCAAGTCGTATTCGCCGGTAGCAAGCAACGCTTGGCGGGTTTCGAATGCGGCGTTGCCAAAAGCGGTAAGGCTTTGCGGGTCGTCAAACACCGCTGACATGATTTTGGTGGACCAAGCTGGGAGAAAAGATTTGACAACCCCGGAAGCAACCCCACCTGTTTCTGTGGTGAACTCGGTTTTGCCGAATGGGAGAAAAAACTTTTCTACAGACCGAACAAAATCTGTGTCGGGGAGAACCTTTGAAAACATGAAGGATGCTGGGACGTTAACTACCGGCCCCAAACCTGGGTTAGTTTTCAAACCGAAAAAGTCGCCTTCGCTCAACCCGACACCTTGCAAAGCGCCAGCGATAGGGGCGGTCAGAGGGGCTGTCAAACCCAGTAGGCTTTTAGTAATAAACCCTGAGCCTGGGTAGGTGAATGACCATTCCTGTGTTTCGGGGTCCACAAAGAAGTACCCTCGACCGTCACCGTCTGGGTCTGCATCACGCCCGCCGTCAACAACCAACTGGGTTTTGCGGAGAGACTTTAGGTTTGGCAGAGGGACACCGGTCAGCGTCGGCATTGTGTAGGCACGGCCAATAGATTTGTAGAACTCTACGAAAGCGTTAGCGAACGGGAACACGACTCGGGCGGCGTCCATAGAGTTTCGCACGTTGCTGGCGTCGTAAAGCAAACCTTTGAGTTCGTCCAAAGCCTGACCTTTAGCAAAGTCGTCTACTTCTTCTAAAGTCAATGTGCCCTGCATAGGGAGTTTGCCGTCTTTGGCGTCTTGGATGCGTTGCCAGCGTTTCTTGTCACCCAAATAAAACTCGGGTTTGCGTCCCACTTTTGCGGCGGATTCCACAATGTTGTCGTGCAAACGGATTGCGTCGTCGATGCTTAGTGAGGTGAGCAACTGGTCTATAGCCATGCTGTAGTAGAACTGGCGGAACAGCGGTGACCGGTCCAAGTAGCGGGAAGGTTTGCCGTAAAGGAAAGCGAACGCTCTGTCGGTCATATCGTCCCACCCAGCGTCCCACGGGCGTTCCTTCAAAGAATCAACTCGAATCTCATGTGGCAGGATTTCTGTGAGTTTCGGGTTGTAGTAAACGTCGTCTGCTTCCAGCAGTTTGCGAAGGTCAAGGCTTGCTTCGCCTCTTTCAAAAGCGAATGGGACTACAACCGCTTCGCCGGTTGCTTCGTCCACCGACTGAACTCGAACCTGTCGGGTGCCTGGACGGTTGCTTCCAGGGACCTTGTATTCCAGCATGAGGGCTTGGCCCTCATCGTTTTTGTTGATAAGCGCACCGAGAGGTCGCCCAGCAACAGTTTGGTTAGCGATAACAACCGTTTCAACAGGCAACTGGCCTTGGGCGATGACGTTCTTTAGGCGGGTATCGCCACCAGTTTGGTATTCGATTCGGGTGCGAATCTCTTTGATGTGAAGCAAAAGGTTTTCTTCAACATTCAGGTCAACTTGCTGGTTGCCGACATGCTTGTAGCCACGGGTTGTCTTTTCAAATGTTGGACGACCGTTAATGTGATAGTCCTGCTGGTTACGGAACCAAGCCTTACCTTCAGGGTCGGTGCGCAGAAACACAAGGATTTCTTCGTCTGTTGCCCCGCCAGCAACACGGCGGGCTACAGGGTCGGCGTTAAGCAACCCGATTTGGTCACCGTGCGCCTCAACAACCAAGTCGAACTGCTGGGGGTCGGTGCGGTCAACCTCGTCAAAGTAGCCGATTCTTTTTCCTCGACGGTAAGCGATAGTGGGGTCACCGAAGTCTGTGAAGTTTTCTGCCTGCACCGCTTCACGGAATGTGCGCATATTGTCGGTAAGAGTGTTGTAGTCAAACGCTTCGCCGGTGATGTCGAAAGCGCCCTTTTTGTGGGTGGCCCAGCCAAGCCATGATGCGGGGTGGTCAAAAACGCCTTCCACGTTTCGGTAAGACAAAGCGATGCGGAGTTGGGCTTCGGTAAGGTTGCGCACCGAATAGCCACCGGTCATCAAGATGAGTCGGCGGAACAGTTTGTCTTGCGCCCACATCACCGCTGAAAACGGGGGACGCAACGTGCCAGCCTTCGCAAGTCTTTCAAGGTTTGCGTCCTTCAACGGGCCAACATCTTTTGGCTTGTACCGCCAAATCTTGTTGAAGCGGTTACTGATTGCTCGAACCTGCCGTGGGTCCGGCATCTCTACAATGACATCTGCGAGTTCAGAACTCAGCATCGCCCCACCGAAAGATGCGTCGTCAACAACGTCGTCGCCTACCCGTGTCGCATTCTTAAGAAACCCTGCGTCGTCCGGCACACCGTCAGGGCCGAGCGCCCATTTGGTGACCTTTTTCATTCTTGTGGGCATAGTCAGCAAAACAACAGCAGCAACATTTTTGTCAACATTGCTATTTTTCACCAAAGAATCAACAGCGATTTGCTCAAATTCTTCTTTGAACGCTTTACGGGCGGTGGGGGTAGCGGTGTCCCCAACCATCGCATCAACAGCCTTGTCTAGCAACGTGCGACGGGTTTCCTCGTCCATTAACGTGGTTTTAGCCCAGTCATCTATTTGGTTCAAAGTGCGTCGAACGTCGGCAGGGTTGGTGGAAGACATGTCAAACATGCGCCCAGGTTTGTAGCCGAGTCCACGTTTGATTTTCAACCCGACCTGAGTGTCTAAAGACTCCATCATCTTCAACCTGCGGGCGTTAGATAAAGCAACCTTTTTGACACCTTTAACGCCTTTAGTGCTTGCCAAACCTGCCTGCGGTTTGCCCAAAACGTCGGCCAAAACTGCTTGCACCTCAAACTCGTTTTTGGCGTCACGCAACTGTTTTACCGTGTCTGCATACAGGTTGCGTCCCAAAAGCCGTCGAACGTCGTCTGTGGTGTTTGCGTCTACAAGACGTTCAACAAGACGGCGACCGGCACGGGTGCCGAGGAAAGCGTTGGCTTGTTCAACATCTACCGTGTCGCCAACCAAACCTGCCAAGCGTCGAGCCTCACGCAGTTCTTCGCCAGTCATGTCCGATATTTTGATGACCTGCCCACGGCCTTGCAGAGTGTCTGCGACACGGCCAGCCTGCCTCAAAACATCTCCGGCGTCGTCAGCTGCGGCGAGTTCGCTGACTTTCGTCAACCCGAAAGCGACACCTGGGGCGACAGGGATTTTGACTGCGACAGCCCCGTCAACGAAACCTGACATCAGGTTGTATGCGTAACTGTCCTCGTTGAAAACCATGCCAGCGAACCCGCGGCCAGGGGTCCATGCGTGGCCTCCTTGGGTTGTGCCACGAAACTTTTTGGCACGTTCCCGCTGTTCCTGCACAATGTTTTCGGACACAAAATATCCGCTACCTTGATTCTCCCAGTTGCGGGCAAGAGACGCCAAAGTGGTTGAGCCGATGAACTCTCCGAAACCGCCTTCGCCTTGCCGTGAAGCGGCATCGTTCACTATCGCAATATCGGAAGCTTTCGGACCGCCGTAACCTGCCTCAGTTTGACCGGTTGCCTGCTGGACTTTCGCCCCAACATATTCTGTTGCGACAGGGATAGGGGTTTTGGCAACAATGTTTTGAAACAGTTCTTTAGATGTGTCAAAAGCTGCGAACGTCAAACGTGTCGCACCTTTCACAGCACTACTAAACCAGTTGCCTTTATCTTTACCGTTCGCCTTATCGGGGTCCTCGTTCGCCATCGTAGCGATAGAGGCAGACATCGCATCCAAAAGTTCTTGCGACACATTGCCTTTAGATGCGGCAAGCAAAACACCGGGGGAAAGCCACGGATATTTCTTGTGAAGTTCAGAGATTTTGTCTGAAGTTTCGGGGCGGATATTGGTGCGGATTTGGTTTTTGGATTCCGCTTCCCTTCTCATCCCCCGAAGGATTGCTTCTTCCTCGTCTGGGGCTATGCGAAACGCCACGGGTTACCTTTCAACCATCGCAGAAATAAGGTTTGCCAAATCGTCGTTAGGGTACGAACGGTAGAGGGCGAGCAGTTCTTGCAACACGGGGTCGCCCAACTGCATTGTCGGTTTGATTCCTGCGGCACGGGAACCCATACCTGCGCCAAAATCTACGCCTGCTGTCAACGGTTCATCAGGGAACTCGGTGGGGCGGTCAAACGCACCCATTGAACCTGGTGCCGGTGCAGGGCGTGTCGGGGCGACAGTAGTTGGCTGGGGGGCGACAGGGACGGCACGTTGCCCAGCCATCTGTTTACCGGCTTCACCATACGTTTGGTTGGGTGCAGCCATTTTTGCAACTTTGCGGGTTGGGTCACGCAAATCGGTGCGGTTCGAATATTGCTTAGCCACCTAGCCTCCCTGCGAGACTGAGAACAGAACCCGGTGTTCCTGGGGGTGCGGCAGCACCAGCGCCACCACCGCCTTGCAAACTTGCCAACAAACCTTGGATGTCGGGCGGACCGGCCTGTGCAACAGGTTGCTCCATGCCCATACCTGCCGGTGACAAACCTGGCATCGTTTCGGGTGCGCCCTGCGGGGCTTCCGCAGCTTGACGTTCCTGCGCACGGCGTTGAGCGTCCTGAATCGCTTCAGGCAACGACATCTTGTTGGTTTGCACCAGCATGGCGATGTATGCCAAATCTTCCGGCTGGTACGGCCCGTTCGGGTCAGCAGCCTGTGATTGGATGGATGCGAGAAGCGCCGATTCGATTCCTTCAGCGACGATGCGGTCACGTTCCAACTCGGGGTCGGAGATGAGCGGGTCGGCTTCACGGGCAGATTCTTTAGACATGAGGCCGGTGCCGAGACGCTGGCCGAGTCCAACAATAAGACTGTTCACATCGGAACCTGCCGCCGAATATGCGACATAGTGGAAATCGGTTTCCCACAGTTTGTTAGGTGTGTAGTCTTTCACGCCACCGCCCATACCGGGGATAAAGAACGATTTGGCGTTGTTACCCCAATACGTTTTTTCGAGCGCAATAGCAATCTTGTCTTCTTCAATGAGTGCTGCTGCGAAAATTTCTTGGGATTCTTGTACACGGAAATCTACGGTTGCGGACAGGATGGAGTCGCCGCGGCGACCTGTACGAATATTTGAACCGGATTCGCCACCGAACTCTGCCGGGATAGCACCCTCTAGACGTTCCTGACGTTCCAAACGGTCCAACGCAACATCTGTCTTATACCCTGGGTTCTGTTGCAACTGCTGAATGTCGCCACCCTTGACCACACCCAACTGTCCGGTTTTGCCGTCGGCAATCTGAATCACTTCAGGGTTCTCACCTGGGCGGGCGATAAGATATTCGTCGGGGAAGATGCCCCGTTCGATAGCGATTTCGGTAAGTGCCTGCAACCTTGCACGGGTGTAGTACATGCCGAGCAGACCATCAAACTGTCCGTGTGGGCGGTCGAGCGTGATGCGTTGCGGTACAACCACTAGAGGCATACCGGTGCGGTTCGGGATTCGTTCTATCTCAACGATTTTTGCACCAGCATAGTTTTGGCCGGTGACCTGGTTGCGGTCTTTGTCGGTGCCAACAACGGCGGTGACAATCTCGTTGGCGCAAACATATTCAAGAATCGTGAACATGTCGTCGGGGCGGGGTTCACCGACACGCAGAACACCGTTCAGTACGGAGCCGTAGTTGCTCATCAGCCACTTGTAGGTGCGGTTGTAGGTGAAGATAACGTCGTCGGGGACAGGGTTGTCTAGGTCTACTTGTGGTGCTGCGAACGTGTCGAGCGGGTTGCGGAGATGCCATTCGGGGAGACGCTTATCAAAGTTGGGTTTGATGAAAACTGGCGCTGAAGAATATGCGAGCAGGTGGCGGGCACGGCGGCGCATTTTTTGCGACAACCTGTTTTGGTCCCAAATAGACAGCATTGCTTTCTTGCGTTCACGGGCAAGTTTCATGCTCCGGTCGTTGCCTTCCCGCATAGCAGGGAAATATGGGACCGGCATGGTGGAGGCGACACGCATACTCATCTGG